ACCCTACGATCAAGGCGACACCAACAAGGACGGAGCGGCCTCACCGAGCCAACCCAGAGTAACAGGAAGCGATCTAAACGAAACAACAATACAAGATCTGTTATTTTTAGAAAACAGAGACAGGAAATATGCAGGCGACATATACACTGTCAGGGGAATATACAACGTACAAGATCAAGATTTTAATCTATCACAGTTTGGTATGTTTTTATCCAATGACACATTATTTTTGACTGTGCATCTAAACGATATTGTTGAAAGACTTGGCAGAAAACCCATGAGTGGCGATGTTATAGAATTCCCGCACATGAAAGAAGATTATTCATTAGATGAAAGTATACCAATTGCACTGAAAAGATACTATGTTGTTGAAGATGTAAACAGAGCCGCTGAAGGTTTTTCACAGACTTGGTGGCCACACCTGCTAAGACTCAAGATGAAAACCTTAGTAGACTCACAAGAATTCAGAGATGTAATTGGTGATGCAACGACAGAAGGATCTGTTGCAAATTACATGAGTACCTACAACAGAGAAAAAACCATAAACGATCAAGTTGTTGCACAGGCAGAGTCAGATGCTCCAAAGGCAGGATTCAACTACAAACAATATTATGTTGCACCAATAGACGAAAGAGGAAACATACGTACTGAGAATGTTAACACAGCGGCTCAAAGAGCAAGTAGCAGTAACACCGTGAATGCCACGATAGACACTCCTGCAAGTTCACACTACGGATTCTATCTAGATGGAGACGGAGTTGCACCCAACGGTAATCCTGCAGGGTTTGGTATAACGTTCCCAACAACGGGTGTAGATAAAGGTGACTACTTCTTGAGGACAGACTTCCTACCCAATAGGCTGTTTAGATATGACGGAGCCAGATGGATCAAAATCGAGGACAGTGTTAGAATAACTACAACTAACAATGATTCCAGAGGAAACTACAAAACAAGTTTTGTCAACAATGCAACAGAATCAACTATTAACGGTTTAACAGTCACACAAAGACAGTCATTGACTGATGCTCTGAAACCAAAGGCTGACAATTAAGAATGTTACACTTTTACGAAGGACAGGTTAGGAAATTTTTAACTCAATTCATTAGAATTTTGAGTAACTTCTCTGTGGAAACAGGCAGAGGTAAAGACGGTGAAGTAAATTTAAGAGCTGTGCCGGTTGTGTATGGAGACCCAACAAGACAGGTCGCAAACATAATCAGGAACAATTCAGAGAACACATTACAGTACGCACCGAGGATCGCGGCTTATGTCAGAGAATTAAATTACGACAGGGAAAGAATGCAGAATCCCTATCACATAGAGAAACAGCATTTACGAGAGAGAGGCATAGACGCGGACGGCAACTACACCAACGAGATGGGTGCAGGTTACACGGTTGAGAAAGTGATGCCTTCTCCTTTCAGGATGGAAGTGTCGGCGGACATTTGGACAACAAACACAGACCAAAAATTACAGATAATGGAACAGATATTATACTTGTTCAATCCTGACTTCGAAATACAGAAGACTGACAACTACATAGATTGGACCAGTTTGAGTTACGTTGAACTGACAGGTACAACATTCAGTAGTAGAACGATACCGGTGGGTGCAGACTCGGAGATCGATGTTGCAACACTAACATTCTCGATGCCCATATGGTTATCACCACCAGTCAAAGTAAAAAAACTAGGTGTTGTACAGAAGATCATAATGAGCATATACGACGATGATGGCGGAATAGCCAAAGGATTGATAGATGGCGAACTGGTGTCAAGAAGTTTCATAACACCGAACAATTTTGGATTGTTGGTCACAGGAAATCAATTGAGATTGCTAGGCACGACGGGTGTAAATGTCAAATCAGGCGGAGATGGATTCCAGACAGGTGCCAACGAACCCAACAACTTTGATCCTTTTGAAACGTTTGGACCGGCAGTGAACTGGAAGGTGTTGTTAGATCAGTACGGCAAGGTAACGAACGGCACATCACAGATAAGATTGTCACAACCAGACGGAAACGAGATCATTGGTACAATAGCAACAACAACATTAGATGACACAATACTGTTATACACCATAGACGGTGATACCATACCAAGCAATTCACTGACAGCAGTAAAGAAAATTATCAACCCTGCAACATTCGATCCTGGAACACCAGCAAATGGCGACAGGTATTTGGTCATAAACGATGTGGGAGATAGCACAGCCAGTTTCCAGAGCGCCACCTGGGGTACGCTTGTGGCCAGCGTTGGCGACATCATAGAATACAACAGTTCAACATCAAAATGGAACGTGGCATTCGATGCATCGAACCCTGACTCAACACAGCATTATGTTACCAATCTTAACACAGGTATTCAGTACAGATTCAACGGCACGGAATGGGTCAAATCATACGAGGGCGTTTACACACAAGGTAATTGGAGCATCGTGTTGGACGGTGGAGCAGATCCAGGGTACAACTCAAGCCTTGACGCTACCACTCCATAATTGCTATAATAACTTATGAAAGAAAACATCGTCTGTTCGGGTGCCCTGTTCTATGCAACCAGCACCAAACGTTTCCTGTTCCTACAGAGGACTGACCGCAAGACACAAGGAATGTGGGGTTTGGTTGGCGGCCAAAGTAAATTCACGGAAAGTGCATTCGAAGGACTGAAACGTGAGATAGAGGAAGAGACAGGTAGTATACCTAAATTTAAAAAGGTCATACCGTTGGAGATGTTCACTTCCAACGATCAGAAGTTCTTCTTCCACACATATCTCATAGCCATCGATGCAGAATTTATTCCTCGACTAAATGAAGAACATTCGGGATACTGTTGGACTGCTTTTGAATGCTGGCCCAAGAACTTACACATGGGCCTCAAAAATACTTTGAACAATAAAAGTATAAAAGGAAAACTACAAACTATCTTGGATCTTATAGTCTAAAAAAAAAGGCGACCCTAAAGCCGCCTTTTGATTCTACTAAAAAGTAATTTTATTTATTAGTTGTTAGATCTCACTGCACAATTTACCAATTTGATATTTGTGTCTGTGTCAGTTTCTAATGCTCTACCAATTACGTTGAAAGGAGAGAATGACTCACCTTGCGCCACTGCTCTAGCACAACCTTTTGTTGATGATGTAACAAGTCTTTGACCTTTAGTCACTTCACCTATTACTCTAACCGGAGTTCTACCTGTCATTGCTACGTATGGGTGTGATTCATCTGAACCCGCACCTGCATTCATCATGTATGCTGGTTTGTGAGAGATAACACCAAACACATCCTCAGACATTTCTGAGTTGATTTCCGTGATCTCTGCTGAACCGCCAACCATTACCACTGAACCTGTTTCCATAGGAGCGTCTGCTTCGAAACGCTCGGCAACGTCCGCGTACTGCGCCGATGATGCCGTGGATGCAATCACATTGGTTGATGGATTGTATTTCAGGCCAGTGTCTGTTTCAATGCCCTGTGTTCCAGATGCGCCATCTACTAAACAAATAAAGATGTCTTCATTGGCTGTGTTGTTCGCAGTAACGGTCACCGCCGTGGCAATTGCCGCTGTTCCTGACGTGTTTTGGTTACCTGCTGTGTTGACACCTGGCAAGTTGATCGCCGCTGAACCGTTAAAGTTAACACCACCAATAGCTCTTGTATTTTGTAGTATTGTGGCAGAGGCCGCATTTCCCGTACACGATCCAGAACTTCCTGATGCATTACCTGTCAACGCACCTACGAATCCTGTAGCAGTTATCTTACCTGTGCTTGGGTTGTATGTGCATGTACCATCTGATTCAAGTCCAATATTTCCACCATCGACGTCACCGCCGGCAGTAAAGATCATTGCATTGTCTTCGTCAGTACTTTCGTTGTCTGTTATTGTGACTGTTGTTGCTACTGTGGCCGTGTCAGCGTTACCTGTTACATCACCTGTCAAATCACCAGCAAATCCTGTTGCAGTGAGCACACCTGAACTACTGTTGAAAGTTAGGTTGGTTCCTGTTTTAGGAGGCAAATCTCCAGTGGCCGCTGTAACAAAAAGTACATTACAACTGGTATCACTGCTTTCATCCGCGGCTGTAATTGCTGTGGCAACATCTGCTGTACCTGTTACGTCACCTGTCAACGCACCAGCAAAGCCTGTTGCGGTAAGCACACCTGAACTACTATTGAAAGTTAGATTAGTACCTGTTTTAGGAGGTAAGTTACCAGTTGCCCCTGTAACAAAAAGTAAATTACAAGAGGTATCTGAACTCTCATCTGCGGCTGTAACTGCTGTGGCAACATCTGCTGTACCTGTTAAGTCACCTGTTACGTTACCTTCTAGGTTTGCAACCAATGTTGATACTGATACTGATACACCGCCTGATTTGTCAGCCGCTGTCGCAGTCGTCGTACCCATCGTGAACTTGTCTGCTGACTCGTCCCATAGTATGGCCGCGTTGTTTCCGGTTGAACCCCTCTCGATGATGATACCTGCATCGTTGCTTGATGCTGATATACCTGTGTTCAATTCTATGATGTTGTCTGCTATTGTTGTGTTTACTGAACTGACTGTTGAAGTTGAACCGTTTACAGTCAAGTTACCTGTCAACACAAGGTTACCACCGATTGTCGCGTTGTTGGTGATTGCCGTGTCGCCTGTTGCTGTAAGATTCAACACACCTGTTGATGTCACAGTCAAGTCAGTTCCGTCAGACTCGATCTTCTCACCCGCTGTTCCATAGGCAATTCCCACGCCGTTTGGAATCTCCACGTCTGATGTTGCTGAAAGTTTGATCTTTGCTCCAGAACTGATTGTTAGGTCAGTGTCATTTGATTCTATCTTCTCACTTGCGTTGTCATCAAAAACTATACCTATGTCTTTTGGAATGTGTACATCTGATGTTGCTGTAAGATTGATCTTGGCACCCGAATTGATTGTTAGGTCTGTGTCATTTGATTCGATCTTCTCACTTCCGTTGGCATCAAAAACTATTCCAACATTTTGTGGAACGTGTACGTCTGATACTGCCGCAAGATTAATTTTAGCACCTGAAGTAACAGTAAGATCTGTGTTGTCACCTTCGATCTTCTCACCTGTACCGAATGTCACACCAACGTTTGCTGGTACTACCACGTCTGTTACTGCTGTCAAATTGATTGCACCACCTGATGTCACTGTAAGGTCCGTGTTGTCACCTTCTATCTTCTCACCTGTACCAAATGTTACACCCACGTTTGCAGGCACTACCACGTCGGTTCCTGCTGTAAGGTTGATTGCACCTGATGCCGTGACTGTGGTCGTCGCCGCCGTCTGGCTCAATACTGCGCCGCCGTCTGCTGTGTTAGTGATTGTTCCGTTCGAGCCTGTGTCTGCTACTACGACACTTGAGTTTAATATTGTTAGATTGGTTTTGTCATCTACGTATTTCTTGTTTGCCACGTCACCGTCTGCACTTGGTGCCGCTGTTGCTAGTCCTACGATTGTGTTTGCTGAGGCCGAAATAACGATATCACCTACTTCTATTCCGTTATTGACCCTAAAGTTTCTTGTTGTCATGGTTCCATATCTCCCGCATGATTGTTGTTATTGCTGTATTTAGCCTGCTAACACAGAGATTCTATAGCCGGACACTGTGGTGCTACCACCGGATGTGCTTGATGCAAAAAGTTCCAGACTGTTCTCACTGGATGTGTCGAAAGCGGCTGTGAAATCTAATTGACTCGTGCCTTTTGTTGAGACAAAAGGTCCATTTGTAACGGCCGGCACCCCGGGTGTCGCCGCTGTGTAGACTTCCTGGATGCTGTATGCTCCCTCGGAAGCGTTGGCGCCAACTATGAAGTGGACAGCACCGTTGGCCTCATCAATGTCCATGAGATCGAT